CATGTGTAACCCGTGCACTAATAGGGATGAAAACCATGAGTAAATAACAGGGACGGGACACGATAGGCGCGGGGGCTTGACACTCTCGCGCCATCTCTTTATTCTAAGCACTACCGCCCGCGTAACCGCACGGACGACCGCCAACATTACCGCCCGCATGAACGTACGGGCAACCTTGAAAGGTGAAACATGACACAGACAGTAACGGACAAATTAGGACAAACAGCCGTAGACGCATTACATCAAGCAATTCAAATAGCATGGCAAGCGGGCTACGATCAAGCCCTATCAGACATGAACAGCGATAAAGATCTAGGTGGCGGACGTACTCTTCGCCTTGCCGTTGTCTCAGATATTGAGATGGATGATAGAGAGTGAGTCGCTGGCATTTATTCTTTTTTGTTATTGGATTATGTGCTTTCACCATTGTGATGGCACTCACATTTGTTGCTATTTTAGAGAGGAAAGACAATGAGTATTAAGCCAGGAGATAAGCCACTATGCGCCGAGTATGATCCTGAGTTGTGGTTCCCTGATGCCACTTTTCTACGCACACATAGCGATAATGATAGACAACAATTTGTAGACAAAGCGATATTTGCTATGAGAACATGCCAGCGTTGCCCGCTCTTTGCCAACGATAAGTGTATAGAATATGCTATGAATGATGCAGCAACTATTGACCATGGCATTTATGCAGCCACCCTACCATTTGAAAGGCGCAAGGCAGTAGGACTAAGACCAGAAGACTCCAACAAATGGGAGTTTATTGTAAGGCAAGCGGCAGACAGTGAAGGAATTATTCCCACCTATATTGTCAAGAGAGAAAGGCCAAACCAATTACACGTTACGTATTTCTCAAGGATAAAAAATACATCTACAGACGACGACTCACAGGAATTGGCTTCCTAATACTCATTGGCATACTTGCGGGCTTCTACAGCCCTTGTGAGGCTGTTAAAGACCATCTAGAGACGCCCAAGCACTACGCCAGAGCCTTGTATAAGTACCAAGGTGGCACTCGCACCCAGTGGGTATGTCTAGATAAACTCTGGACGGCTGAAAGCCATTGGAACTATAAAGCCCGCAACACACACGGCGGGGCTTTGGGCATTGCCCAAGCATGGCCAGCAGAGAAGTACTTAGTCATGGGCGTTGACTATAAAACTAATTGGCAGACACAAGTACGCTGGGGCTTGCTTTATATCAAACTGCACTGGCATAATGATGCCTGCGCGGCTCTAGGAAATGAGAACCGCCATGGATATTATTAAAATAATAGCCAAAATTGAAAGTAACAAGACAACACTGCCGCCAGAACATAAGGATGCAGTGTGGATGGAAGGCTTTAATCATGGGCTAGACTGGGCTATACGTATCTTGGAAGGAGATAAAAGCGCATCATGAATACATACACACATTCAAAGCAAGCACCAACAGTGTTGATACATATACTGGCAAAGGATAAAGCAAAGATCTTGCCAGAGTGGCTAAGGCAGAACCTAGAAAACATTGACTACCCACGCGACAGTATCTATCTATACTTTCGCACCAATAACAATAACGATGATACTGCGAATGTTATCCACAGGTGGATAGACGATCAACAGGTCAGACGTGAAAGTCAATACACATACGAAAGTGATAGATCATTGTATGAGTGGGCAAACATTGAAGTGGATGACTCCGACATAGCCACCCCTGTGCAGAACTACGGCGTACACGAGTGGAATGCCGAACGGTTTAAGGCGCTTGGAGCGCTTCGCCAAGATGGTATAAACCAAGCACGCTTTTGGGAAACAGATTTTTATTACACCTGCGACGTGGACAACTTTGTTTTACCCCATACGCTTAAAAAACTAGTATCATACAACCAACCAGTGGTGGCACCCCTTATCCGCTACGCTTTAGGGAAAGAGGAACACAAGCCTTATGCCAACTACCACAACATTGCCAGTTCAACAGGCTACTATCAAGATAATTTCGCGTACTATCGTATCCTCAACGGTGAAGTCAGAGGACTTATTAAGTGTGACGTCGTTCACTGTACATATCTCATACGTAAAGACACACTTCCAAAGATCAAGTACGTTGATGGAACCGATGATTACGAATATGTTATCTTTAGTAGAAGATTACGCGAACTTAACATCCCTCAATGGCTAGATAACACCGAATTGTATGGCTATCTTACCCTTGATGAAGACGTGGATGCCTGTATTAAATGGATGAACGAACTAAGGTCTGCCGCTCGCTAACCCTTCCAGGCTTGTAGCGGCAAACAGAAAGCCCGTCATGGAGATTTATCCACGGCGGGCTTTTTGTATTGCCAACTTCCCCTTTGGCAAACCTATCTTTTTGGATGGTCAGTGCTGTAAAAACCTGACGCATTAAACTTAACAGGCGGTACAGAATATACACGTCCCATGGGCGTATCGCAACATATTGGATCCGATGCTTCTGCATGAATGCTACGTTCTACATCATACTGTATGCCGCACTTGCCACATTTGTACTCATAACTAGGCATGCTTATCCCAAATCTCAAAGCCAATATACCAACGAAAAGCGTTCATCATAAACGCTCTGTCATGCGGGTCATAGTCAATACCAAAACCCCAGTAACTTGTTATGCCATGAAAGAATACAATCTTCATTTATCCCACCTAATCACAATCTCATAGCCTAGTTCATAAGCAAATTCTTGCGCTTCAAGAAATGTAATCTTCTCAAACATAGCCCATGCTAAATCTTCAAGGCTTAATTCCTTTGGCTTTATCCAGGGTTTACGTTTCATCCATTACTCCTAACTTACACTCATCTACACAGTTCCATACCAGTTCATAGTATGAATTACCCAATGATTGACGTATCTCAGTATAGCAATCTGGGTGGTGTATTGGCTTTTTATACGCCATCTTCTGGCACTTCTGCTGTAAACGGTGATTGCCCACCTAGATGGTTGTTAAGCCTACGAAGCGCACCATCCACCTTGCGGTGAGCGGTAGTATCACTGACTTGTAATTCCTCTGCTATTTGACTAAAGGTAAGTTGATGCTCAAACTTTAACTGCAAAACATCCCTATCCATTTCATCCAATTTAGCCATTGCCTTGCGAATATCTAATAATTGAACCACATAGTTGCCGCCTTCAGCGGGATTTCCCCCACCAGATACACGCGGCTTGGTAGCATCACGTGTTTCAACAACGTCAGCCCAGACAAATGGTAACAATTCGGACAAAGTAATAGGTGAATAATAAGCCTCATCTTCAATGGCATAGCCAAGTGATTGCGCTTTGCGCTTACGACAGTAACGATCCGCGTGTCTAGATAGGGTCTTACCCAGTTGCTTAACGCCGCCTTTGTATTCCTCAGAAGATTGTTCATGATTAATCCAATGACGCACTTTAGCCTCACGCCTAAGCACCCACACCATTAACTCCTGGCGTACATCAGACACGTCAAAGTAAGTGTGATACTTCCTATGAACAGTACGCGCTACTTGCGTCGCAATGTCAGATGCTTCTTCTATCCAGTTATCCATGGATCGTTTCTGGTGGGTTAAGGTATTGTTGTTGTACTGCAAATACTGGCGTACGCATAGTTGTGTTATAGAACTTCTCTGTCTGTGCTTCATAGCCATACATCCAGCCATGAATACATGCTAGGTAATGAGTAGGCAAGGTTACTAAAAGGTATTTACGAGAAGGATCATCACTGCTATTGATAAGCAATTTACCTGTGGCATAGGCTGTTGTGCGAACTTCAAACTCTCCAACATCGCCCATCTTACGCTCTTCAAATAAAGCAAATGGGTATTTATCCTGCCATCTAGCAATGGCTATCTCACCTAAACAACCGCTAATCTCACGTGCCACTTGTTCAACCCATGTTGGAGCATGTCCCCGTGGATCTTCATTACCCTTTGCTCTGTTGTAATTAAAGCGAGCAACTGCTTCAATCGTGGCAAAAGATAAGTCGCCATGAGACATTTTAATCTCAATCATTCTTTAGGCCAAGTACCCCTCTGTACCATAAGCGCAATGACTGCATAATTTGCCATGTCTTTGAAACTATCTTCAACACTTTCGTGCTTAGGTAACGTTCCAGTTTTGAATAGATTCTTAAGCCGTTCAAACTTATCGCCAATGCGTACAAGAAGACCATTGATAGGCCCACCAAAAGCGTTATTAACATTACCTGGGCCATAGTCCGACTGCTTCGTAATAAGAAGGTTGCCAATTTCATCCATCACTTCCCAGACTGCGGATGCAAAGGTGGAATTTGAATTGTGATTTGGTTTGGATGCTTGATGCTCACGATATTCAACCCCAAATCGGTCAACAACTTTAACACTATTTCCATATCCTCGCTCACTCATTTTCTCCCCCTAGGTCGTTGTCTTCAAACTGTCCACCGTAATAATAGTTCTTATCTTTTTCATTTAATCTATAAAAGTATATCATCCTTGTGCCATCAGGGCTTTTTTGCACCATTTCAATGACATCTAATACCCAAAAAAGTTCAGGTACTGCCGCGCCATCTTTTGGCCCATACATAAATGTAGGCATTCACTTGTCTTCCTGGATAAGATTAATTGTTATCTTTCCACCAGTAAATGAATCATATTTACTAGCAATTTGCAGCGCTTTTGTAAGAATCTTGCGAGCCTTAATAGGATCATCAATCATTACACCGCCACCAAGTGCAGTCATAGCACCAAGGGCAAACTTCTCTCCACTGCCTGCTACATACAAATTGTCAGCGTTACGTTCCCATGAATAATCTTCATTAATGCAGTAAACCCTACCCTTAACTGCCACAATAATAATGTTGTCATGCTCAACAGCAGAATCAGCCTTGCTAAACTCATACCCTGCTTCTAAAAAAGATTTACGAATAGATGGTATTAACTGACGAGTAACATACTTATCTATGTCTTTGCCGTTAACTACTGGTGGAACAAAATCATGTTCAAGAATGTTAATGCCGCGCACTGATCCAGCCATTGCAAAAACAAGATTGTTATTTTTAAATACTTTGCCATTGGGTATATTAATACTAAACCCATCCTCGCTAGAGGATTGAGAATCAGCCCCGATCATGACCCAATCTGGTCCTTCAATCGCGGCTATGGTAGTCATTGGGCGCTTATTCTATCATAAAACCATTCAACACCCTGGTCAAGAAACACTTCATTGACGTCTTGATTATCAGGCAGCATAACTACAGTGGCTTTATCTAAATCTTCTTTTATCCTTTTAGCAAGTTCTTGGCCAGGATTTCGCCCGTCCTCTTTAACATCATTGTCTGCAAAGATGAGAATACGCGAGTAGCCCTCAAATAACTTTGGGAACCACGGCTTCCACTGAGATACTCCCGCAACACCAACAGATGGTATGCCCACGATGCCCGAAAGAATGATCGTATCAATCTCCCCTTCACAAATGGCAATAGTGTCAGAGTATATGTGCAGATCATTAACGTTAAATAACCCCACCTTTTGGCCCGTTGGGTATAAGTATTTTGGCGTACCGTCATCTATTGTCCTAAACTTCATTCCCACTACGCCAGTCGGCGTAAGGTACGGAATACTTAATCTTCCAACAGAATGTTCATGCCCAGCACTAGGCTCCGCGACGCTTCCAAGAAGGTACTTGTTTGCTATCTCCTTGGTTATGCCGCGTGCCTCTAGGTAAGACAGAGCCTGTGGTGTTAGATTGCTGGAATATCGTTCTGTTGCTTCCGTGAGCGATTTCTTCTGCTCTGCGTTTAACATCCTTAAACTCCTTTATGTTTTCCATTCGTGATACTACATCATATACATCACCTAGAACCTGGCATACAAGGCAATTGTATCCCTGTGAATCTAGATTGTAAGCGGCGCTGGCATGACTATCTTCGTGCATAATACATTTGCAAGGTACCCAGCCATGACGATGGCTTATGCGCACACCGTAATGCTCTAGCACTGTGGCTAGATCAGGCTTCAATACCACCTGTCACCTTCAACCATTGGTTCAAATCTTGTATGACCCAAGACTGATCCAGCGAAGCCATACGCCTCTTAACGATAACGTATGCAGGTGGCGCTGGATCAATCCCTCTAGCCTTGGCGTAGTTGGCTGCCTCAGCCACAGCCTCTCGCCAAAATTGTGGCAAATCCATCTTTGCCGTTGCTTTTAACTCAAAAATATAAGGCGCACCTGCAACCATGCAGACAATGTCACCCTCATCATCTTTGCCAGCAAGACGCAGACGTTCTGCCATCAAACCCTTTAATCGTAAAAACTTTAAAATTCCAGTCTCAAATGCGGATCCTTTGCGCTTTCCATAACTACTCATATTGCAACTCCGTTACTGGTACTCGCCAACCCATGATGGTTTCATCACGGTATTTATCTAGCATACATTCCAGTGGGTGGAAAGATCCATAAACTTCTACTTGACTATAATATTCTTCATCTAAAATCTTTGTTCCAATAATTATTTTATTTATATCTTTATCCCAAAAAGGAATAGCGGTACGAGTACGCACAGTACGTATCTCATAATTATTACCAACGTCAGCAAGGTTTTTACGCTCTGGGTGTAACTCATTTGGGTACCAAGGAACAGACCAAGTTTGATTGTAAGACTTAGCCGCTGCCCATTCAGAAATATTAGCCCTTACATTAGCCAATAACTCATGCTCTAAACGACCAGCGGCTTTGCCTTCTGCATAGTTTGGTCTATCAACTGAACCAAATTTAGTAAGCCAACGTTCTGTTGCAAGATTGGTACATATACGTACTTCATCTTTGCTTAACTCAATGATCTTACTCAATATTGCTCCAAGTGGTACCAATGGATAACGCTGCCCGATCTGGGTATAGCGTCATTCTACTTGCATCAGACCATAAAGTGACGTATTGGCTACCATCGGCGCTGTTCTTCGCAAAACGATTCTTTACACAAGCAACACGAAATTCACCTGTAAATGGCACAAGTGCCACGGTAAGGATCATTTCAGGCAACTGAGCAATCTTTCCTTGAATTGCTTTACGAGCAGGTGGAATGTCGGGACGTCCTTCATTCTCAGTGGTGTGGTGCAAAAGCATTACTGCCGCTTGCGTTTCACGTGCAATATGGTGCATCGCTTTGGCTATCTCACGTAGCCCCGACCATTCATCGTTATGAAGCGATACAACGTTCATTGCATTGTCCACAATAATCATGTGTGGATACTCACCATATGCTTCTGCATAGGCTCGTATGGCTAAATCAATCTCATCAAGAGTAGGTGATGGAGCAAAATCAAACTGTAGGTGCTTAATGCTTTCTAGTTCTGTGCCATAAAAATCTTGACCAGTTCCAGTTGCAAATGCTTCTTCTACGCTTGAAACTCTATGCCCAGTTACCATTGCCGCAGAACGAATTGCGGTGGTATAACCATCTGTATCTGCTGAGATATACAGCGTAGGCACCTTCATTTGCACTGCCATATAGAGGGCTAATAAAGATTTACCAGCATTAGGCTGGCCTGCAATCATTGTTAGTTGCCCCCGCCTAAACCTAATCCCTTCCGCTGCTAACGGTGGGAATAGGTCAGGCAGTAGTGCGTAATCATTGGTACTTTTCGCTGCCGCTTGGTGTAGTGACAGCATCTAAGTTTATCTTAAGAACTTAGGCTCGCATTGGTCGGGAGTACCCTTTGGTGAAGGACAGAACCAACCTTTCCATGCCTTTGGTGCTTCTGGCTTTGACTCACGCCATACCAACGCACCGTGCTTACAATGTCCCTCAGCAATAACAGCAGGTGAATATGCAGGTGCAGTACCTACAACTTCTGCGTTAAATGAACGTGCAACATAACTAGCAGCGTTGCCGCCACCTAGTGAACCTGATGTTGCTCCAATAAGAGTTGCAGTATCTTGGATAGTTGTTAGTGAACTTTCCAATTCCTTTTGATCTTGTGCGTAGATGTTGATTAATGTTCCGTCGTGCAACTTAAAGTTGACTTGGAACTTTGTGCTTTCTGTTGCTGCCATTCTTTTTTCCTTCTTTCTTTATCGTTGCTAGTGGGTCGTAAACTTGGGCTAGTTGTCCACCTACAGCGTAGCAGTAATCTTTTACGCCACAAGTGCCACATGCCATGCCAATATTTGGCAAAAAAATTTCTGCCTGTAAGCCACGCTCAAACTGGGCAAACAGTTCTGTAAAAACAGGTGTAGTCCACAAATGCAACCCGTAGGCTTCTTCAAACTGTGCCTTGCGAGCAGAGTAGAAGTAGCCACGAGTCGGACGGATACCAAAAGTCATTTCCATCATACAGGCGTACACACCCAGTTGCATTGCTGAGTCAGGAGTATACGAACCTGTTTTAAAATCAATCACTGCTACTTCACCATTGGGTAAAGTAACAATTGCATCGGCAAAACCTTTGATCGGAACATCACCAAAAGATTGGTTAAAACCAATTTCAATTCCAGGTATACCTTGAGGTGTTACCCAAATTTCAAACTGACTTTCTTCCCAAGCGGTAATAAAATCAAAGAACATTTGCTTACCATTAACATCCCACCAAGCGCCATTTTCCTTGTCAGGGTTGGCTTTGGAAGCACGTCCACCGCGACGCCAATCTTGTGGATTGGTACCAGTTTTTGTTTCTTGTTCAGCAATCTGCGCAATAAACGCATCTTGCCAAATCTTATCCCAACTCATTCTATTTCCTTACCGATAACTATTTCCTGTGCTTTCTTAAGTCCTACAATTGTAGCAGGATTAGTTTCGGTTTTAATTGCTTCCCCAATCAATATGCCCAAAGCACGGCGCATGATTATTTCAGCCTCAACAAAGGCTTGCTCAAATGCAGCCTTAGTTATTAATTGCGCACGTTTTTTACCCATGTTATTCCTTATCCAATTCTGTAACTATTGTTGCAAGACTACCACAATCTACACAAGTAGCCTCTGTTAAATATTGACCGACTTCATAATCTTCATCAAACATGACTTTAACGTTCCACCATTGAGAACCGCAAGCACAGACACGAATAGGTCCAAGGCTGCGAAGGTCGGATGAAAACATTAGAACGGTATTTCTTCTGTCTTATCTTGAGACTTTGCAAACTTTTGTAGCAGATATTGTTCTGCCGCTGCGTGAAACGCAGATCCACCAACAAACCACCATGCTGGGTCTGAAGGTGCTTGCATACCACGTTCTAGTTGCCATGCTTTACCGCAACGTAGCCATGATGTGAATGAACTAAACGATCTATGTTGAACTTTTATTTCTGTCATGACATAAGGATAGCAGGTGGGTATGAGAAACGTGTCAAATTGAACCATCGGCGCGTCAAGTTGCGCCATTGGTTTGAAGTATGTGTATACTACGAGCGAAGCGAGTGCGGTTAACAAAGGGCGCCTTTATGGGCGCCCGATATGATAGGGCGGCTACGTGGATAGCCCTACGGGAAAAGCATATTTATGGTACAATTTGGACATGGATAAACCTCACCACAGGTTACTCTTTAAACATCCTATTACGCGCACGGGCATTTGTTCAGTGTGTGGACCTACCCGCCTTAAAAAGAAACAAAGCGGTTGGTCGTGTCGTAATAAATACAACGAATATCGTTCACGTCACGCCAAAATTAAAAAACTTCATTGTGAAGTTTGTGGGTTTGTGGCTGAACATAGAAGTCAATTGGACGTTGACCATGTGGATGGCAATCACGACAACAATGATCCATCTAATTTACAAACCCTGTGCGCCAATTGTCATAGGCTTAAAACACAAAAAAATAAAGATTGGGAAAGCAAAAAAACTTAACACTTTTATTCCAATACGCGTAGGTTTGTGTCAAAATTTCACTGTTAATTTTAGGCAAAAAAAATAAACCCCCCGCGTTAGCGAGGGGCTATTTGTTATTAAGTTTTACTTGATTGTAGTTGGCGCAACCGCTGGAACTACTGGTGTGTGAACTACAGGCAAAGCCTTGTTCACTAATGAATTAGGATTGATACGAGCAAGTAGTGGACCAACTACTCCAACAAGAGCAGCCCATGCCACAGCCTTTAGATGATGATTGCCAGTTTGATAAATGGCAACACCGCTTGCAAGTGTTGCAAGAATGTAATGCTCAAACAGTGCTTTTTCGCGTGATGATATTTTCATTTATTCTTCCTCTACATTGTCAACATATGGAGTGGCTGAATGTGTAGCCTCTGGATCTTGCAACGGTGAGCCGTAAGGCTTTGGTGTGGCAGAACCAGCAGCAACAGCAGTTGCAACCATTCCTAAGTGTACAGGATCAATGGCAAAATTGCTTGCTTTCCATGTAACCAACCCAGCCAAACCGCCAAGTACAGCAGTTTTTGGATTAGTCATATCAAATTTAAATGGCATTATGAACCAGCCTTTGCCACCATGGATGTATAAGTAAAGGCTTCAATGCCCTTACCCTTTACCTTAGCAAGTCCAGGATATTTGGATTGATAGACAGGCACAAGGGCCAGATCCTCAGCGGTTAATTTGCCCAAAATTTGATTCTGAGGCAGCAAACCTGCGTTGGCTAAGGCTCTCTCTACAATGAGGGCTGCCGCAGTCTTATAACCCACTTTAAAGGCTGCTGTGCCAGGGAATGGCGGGGCTACGATAACCGTTGGAGCCTTGACGCTAGGCGTAGTTGAGCCAAGATTATTACTTAGGGCCATTCCACCACCACCAAGGGCTGTAGCGCCTGCAACTCCCGTTGCTAGCACCTTGTTTTTGGTAGGCGTAGAAGGCTTAACAGGTGTTGGGTAGTTTGGTCTAGCAATGGCAATGATGTTGAGCCATGGGCGGTGCCTACGAAACACACCTATGCCGTTTGCTTGACTGCCAG